CCCGCCGATACGTTATCAAGCACCGCCGCGCCACCAGCGCCAGCGACGGTCGTTGCCGCAATGGCCACGGCCATAAACCCTTCGAGATGCGGCAACACGCCCGTGCCGTTGAGAAGCTCCTTCTCCTCGCCCAGCGCCAGCGCGTAATAGAGGCGCGCGTCGATCCAGCTTGAGAGCATCGGGAAGTCGTCCCACATCTGAGTTGATGCTTTGAGATAGCCGGGGATCGAGACGACCGGCTTCTGCTGCGACTCGTAAGTCATGTCGAGCAGCGGCTTGGCCGCGCCCGGCGCTACCGGCGTGATGGGGCTGGAGGTGATCGAAGTTTCGCGGAGGTACGTGATGCCGCCGCCAGCAGTGCGCCCCTGCGGGATGAGCGAACGCAGCCGCAGCGCGAGGTTTGGCCCGGGCACCACAGCGGGCACGGTTTCATATGTGCCGGGTGCGCCGAGGATCGGACCCGCCGCCTTGCGTTCCAGCGTGATATCGAACCGCCGCTGGGCGGGATGATCCAGTAGGGCGATGCACATGCTCTCGCCGGGTGTCTTCTTCATAGAACCTCCTCACAGGTGAGTTCGAGTTGCACGTGCCGCCGCAGGATGTCGAGCTTCGACTTGACTTCGTATTCCTGCTCGCGGTCGCGGATGCGCCAGCGCGCGTCAATGTCCGTGCGATAGCGGATGAGGATGGGGATCGTGGCCACCGAGATGGTGCGCCCGGCTCCGTCGTCCTCCTTGCCACTCTTGGGAGCCACGCTGGCCCAGCATTCGCCGACGATCTCCCACGAGGCGATCTCGTCCTCATGCTCGTTGTAGACCGGACGCAGCAGTGTCACGCGCCGGTCGAGCGCGCCCGCATTGAGTTCGGCGGGCATCAGTAGTCTCCTGAATAGTCGCGCTCGGGCATCAGGAGGGCCATGAAGCCGAGCGGCAGCGCCGCCGTGATGGTGCCGACGATCACCGCTTCGCGGTTTCGGTACCAGTGCGCGATGAGCAGGTACATGGCTTGCTTGACGTTCTCGCCCACCGTGGGATCGATAGAGGCGCGCAGCGTGCGCTGCACGTGGAGACGCGCGGCCATCTCCATGCCGAGCAACAGATCGTCCTCGGCGGTCTGGTCGAGTTCCACGTGGCAGTGGAGCTTGATCCGGTCGAGCGCGAGGATGGGCGGCAGCGCTTCAACCGAGGTTGAAACTCTGTGGCTCGACACGGGCGGGCCGTCTGGCCACAGATCGGTGTACGGGTAGTACAGCGTTATCAGGTTGCGCACGAAGTTGTCCTGGTCTTGTGCGCCCGTGACCACCGGCCCGTGATATGGAACGCGCGGAGGACTCATACGAGAATGAGCGAGAGCGCCCAGCAGAACAGTCCGACGGCGATCAGGTTGACTCGCGACGTTACGCCGAACGCGGCCAGCGCGAAGGCGACGACCGCCAGTAGCAGCAGGAACAGGCGTACATGGATCATGGGTTGCCTTCTCCCTTCGTCTCGGTGAACAGGTGGGGATGGCGGATCTCCACCACCCCTTTCTCGGCGAGGGCCGTTGCTTCGGCGTCGGGCAAGTGCGTGAGTTGCCCGGCCCGGTAGTTCACCGGGCCGTGCTTGTACTCAATGCGGAAGACAACGACGGTCAAGGCTATTCCTTCTTCCTCACTTCGCGCTGAGGAGCCGACGCGCCGAGGACGACGACCGGCGGGATCACCCCTTTGACAAACGCGGTCGGACGATACACCGCGAAGGCAATGCGTTCCTCACAGCGCATCGTGACGAGGTTGCGCACGAAGTCGTCCTCGTTCTCGGTGGCCACGTCGACGGACGGCGACTCGCGGTCGAACAGCACGGCGTTGGCCGGGAAGTCGCCCACCAGGAACGTCCCGGCGGTCATCTCGTAATTAGGCAGCACGGGCAAGCCCCACAACGTTGTTGCGGCACTGGCAGCGGGAGGCCCGCCGAGGATGTAGACGCCTTGGCTCGTCTTCTGGATCTGCATCGCTGCCCAGTCCATCGGGTTCATTACGATGGCGGTCGGCTGGAAGGCCAGCGAACGAAGATAAGCGATGGCGGCGAGCACTTGGTCTGCCGAGTAGATAATGTCGGCCAGCAAGTCAGCGGCGAGCGTGGACGCTTGCGGGAGCAGCCCGTGGATGTGGCCAGCCAACCCGTCGCCGTGAAGCAGCTCGTGGTCTTCCTTCTTGGCGAGACCGTAGAGCAACTGGCTGTCGACGGTCGAAGCGAAGTAGGGCACGTCGGCGAGCATCTGCCGGGACATCTTCACGTACCAAGCCAGCGTCTTCACGCCAGCGGTCTTGTCCACGTAGGTAACGTTGCCCTGCGCCTTCTTGTCGCCTTCGAGCAGTTGATAGTCGGCGGCATATTCCCACGTCGGGATCACGTACTCAATGGAGTTCGTAGGAGCCGACAGCGAGACGACGGTGAGCAGATCGCGCACGCCGAGCGGCAGCGTGGGTTGTTCAATGTGGCCAACCCGGAGCGCGGTGACCGGGTAGCCGGATGACGGCGTGGTGATCGTTCCCGCGGCCTTCCCTTCGCGGATACGCCCCGTGATCGTGACGTTGAGACGACCGCGCGAGTCCTTCGATGCCGCCCACGCTTTGAACTCGGGCGTATCGGCGAAGCGCGAACCGAGCGACTTGATCTCCGCGTCGGTGGGCGCGAGGATGCCCGGCCCGCCATGCGCGGTCGACTGCTTGACGAAGCGCTCCATCGCGCTCCGTTCTTCCTTGGCGCGCGTATCGATCGCCGCCACGCATTCGGCCTTAAGTTCGGCCAGAGCGGTGAGCTTGCCTTCGACTTCCTTCCTGAAGTTCACGGCGTCGTCCTGCGTTACGAACTTGCCGCCCATCTTCGTCTCGAAGCCAGTGAGGATCGACTTGATCTCGTTGGCGATCTCGGGATCTACGGTCTGCGGGTTCTCCATGTTCAGACTCCTACTGCCTCGCGCAATGCGCGAGTCTGACTGAGTTGCCGTAGGTGCCGGGCGTCCCGCTCGGTTTCGGCCAAGAGGAAAGGTTCCAGGCACACGAGTGCGCGCTTGGCCCCTTCCCGCGATACCCCGGCATCCCGCAGGAGTACCTCGTAATTGCGCATCGACTTGAACCCGTCAATGCGCGCGGCCCGGTTGGCCGGATACGGTGTGATCGACGTTTCCCAGAGGTCGATGCTCTTGAGCAACCGGCCTTCCTGCTCGTCGTAGTCGGCGTCCTCGGTGATGAACCCGATACTCAGGCCCATCTTGAAGCCGACTTTGTGCGCGGTTTGCAGCAGCGCGTAGATGTCCTTGCCGTTCGTCGACTCCAGCGAGAGCAGTCCGTCGATGTAGAGACCTTTCGCGTCTTCGACCAACTCGGACGAGAAGCCCAGCGGGATCGCGTCGTTGTGGTTGTAATGGATCGGGATCTTACCCTTCGACCGCTTGATGGTCTTGGCGAACGCACCGGGCGCGATGCGGTCACCGTATACGTCCTTCGAGTAGGCAGCGGCATATCCGCTGAACCGACCGGCCTCTTCACTCTTGAAGTCAAGCAGCGGGAACGCTTTGTATTCCAGTTGTGGCATCTATCAACTCCTGTTGGGTCTCGGTGGCGGGGGTCATGTTGAGCGGTTGAAGGTAGATATCGCCCTTTGGTCCGATACGGTTCCGGTCCTCCATCTCGCAGATGTCGTTGACCGAGAGCCAGCCCCACTGGCGTCCCGTGGCATACGCCGCATAGCGCGTCTTGATGTCGCTCCTCTCGAACGCGGCAAGGTTGAGCTTGTAGAAGAACAGGCCGTCGAGCAGTACGGTCTGAATGGAGCGCTCCATGGCCGTAACGATGGGTTGCAAGGTGTACTGCACGAACTCCAGCGCCTGCTGTTCGACCGACGCATAGGTCGGCTTGTCCATTGCTCCGATCAGGTGGGGCGGCACGCCATAGATCCTCGCGATCTGTTCGACCGAGAACTTGAGTTGAGCGATGAACTCCATCTGCTCGGGCGGCAGCGCCAGCCCCTGATACTTCGTCCCGCCTTCGAGCACCACGATGTTGCCGACGTTCTGCGGCCCGGCGTGAACCTGCTTCCAGATATTGCGGATGTCTTCCTTCTGGTCTTTGTCCAGGTTGCCCGCATATTCGAGCACGCCCGTCGGACGCCCGCTGTTGAGCATGAGGTTGAGCGAATAGGCGCGGGATGCGCCTTCCATATCGAACGTTGCGCGATGGAACTCGATGGGCGACAGCCCCGTGATGCCGTCCAGGCTAAAGATACGGAAGTGGAGCAGTTCGAGCGGGCCGTACTCGCGTTGCTGGCCAGCCGCATCGGTGACGATGTAGCGGTACAGGTTGCCCATTTGCTTGATGCGCACGCGCTCGGGCGGCACTGGCCACAACGCGATGACTTCGCCTTCGAGCATCTCGGGCACCCAGTAGGCGTTGCCGTAGAGCATCAGATGCATGACACTCGTTTGCCGCAACTGCACCATAGTCATGAGCGGGTTTGGCGCGAGTGTCAGCAGCCGGTAATACGGGTGACGGATCGCTTTGAGCTTGCCGTCCGGAGTCTCCTCGAAGATGCTTCCCGGCAGCGCCGAGATCGCCTGGGAGACCAAGCGCACGCACGCCCACACTGCCGTTGACTGGAGCGCCGAGGTCGGATCGCCCGGCATCAGTCCCGGGACTGTGCTTTCCACAATGTTGGTTCCGGCTGAACTGGTGAAGCGGCGAACGACGCGCGCCCAAGTAGCGCCGATGCGTTGCATGATGCCTGTGAACATCAGTCCTCCATCGAGATAAACGTTGCGCGCGCGACCGTGGGCTGGTCCCGGCGCAGTGCGCGGTTAATGCACATGAGGGTTGCGGTCACGCCGTCGATCTTCTTGTTCTCGCTCTCCTTCTCGGGTTGAATGAGATCGCCGAAGCCACGGCGGCAGCGAACATTCGAGACCATCCAGCCGAGCACGGGATCGCCATCGTGCCGGATCTTCTTGCCGAGGACGAGTCCTTCCATCTCGACCATTGCGGGCGACATATTGGACGGTGACTGCTTCACGTCAACCTTCTTCACGCGCGGCATCCGCTTTTCGAGCGCGTTGTATATCGGCGAGGCATCGTGCGGATCGAAGGCGATCTCCTGAACGTTGAAGCGCGCGGCGAGATCGTCCAGGTCGTTAATGATGTAGTCGAAGTCGGTGATGATGCCGGGCGTCGAGATCAAGCGGCCAGCGATCTCCCAGCCCTGGAAGTGCGCGTTCTCGGGACGCGAGATGGTCTGCTCGGGCAGGTAGTAGCGACCGAAGACCGCCCACGACTCGCGCGTGCCCTTGGGCGGGAAGACGATCATGAGCGCCGTGATGTCCGAGCGCCGGGCAAGATCAACGCCGATGTAGCAGGACTCATGCGCGAAGTCTTCGATGTCGAGCGTCTTGTCCACGCAGCGGTCCCACGAGCCAGCCGGGAGCCACGCCACATCCGCGTTGACCCAGATGTCGAGATGGCGGCAGAGGAAGTTGTTCTGCGCACTCGGCATGTGCTGCGCGCGCTTGGCTTCCGAGCGGATCGTCTCCGGGTAGATCGACACGTCCCAGTTCGGGTTGGCCAGCGCCCACGTCGCCTCGTCCCAGTAGTCGGTTCCATCGTCGATGGTGTAGACGATGCCGAAGTAGGAGTCGTCCGAGACGTGGCCACCGAGGATGTCGAGCACGTGGCTCCGCTGGTCGTAGCAGACCGAGGCGCGGTTGACCCCGGCTGTGGTGATCGCCCAGATGATCGACTGCGCGCGTGAGCCGGTGGCGGTTTCGAGCACGTCCCACAACCCGCGCGTATCGTGCGCGTGCAATTCGTCGATGAGTGCCGCGTGCAGGTTGAGACCATCGAGGTTTGAATGTTCGGCAGACAGCGCCTCGTACTTCGATGCCGTGCCGGGGACGGCGATCATGTGCGCGAGTACTTCGACTCCGAACTTGCGCAGGAAGTCCGGTTCCCGTCGCGCCATGATCTGCGAGTCGGTGAAGACGAGCTTCGCCTGGTCCCGGGTGTTGGCAGCGGAAACCACGTAGGCGCCAGCCTCGGCATCGCACGCTACGAGGTAGTTGCCGATAGCACTGGTGACCGTCGACTTGGCGTTCTTGCGCGGCACCTCCGTGTAGGCCACCTTGAAACGCCGCCGCTTCGTTGCTGCGACCTTCCAACCGAAGACCGTCGCAATGAGGAAGCACTGCCACGGTTGCAGCTTGAGCTTCTGGCGCTCGGACGCCCAGACGCCCTTGATATGCGGAAACAGTTCGACGATCTGGCAGACTCTCTCTGCTGCGGCCGAGTCGTAGAAGAACGGCTGGTCCTTGCCGCGCCAGCGTTCCAGGTCGCTCAGTTGCCGTTCACACGCGAGGCGCACCCAGCGGCAAGCGGGCACGCGGCCCTTGACAACGTTCTGGGCGTACTCCTCGGCAAGCGCCACATGGGGATGCGTGCGCGTGCGAGTGGCCATGTTCTATCCGGTGATCGAGTCCCATGCTCCGAAGCCGCCAGCCGGAACATCGCCTGTGACGATGCGAGAACGGGTGGCGGGCGAGAAGCCCAGATGGTCGGTGGCGCGCATCATGATGAGCGCCTGCTTGTTGAGGATGGCGACCCACGGTGACTGAACCGGGATCTCGGCGTTAGGCGTGCGGATGAGCACGCCCGTGCGGCGAAGCTCGGTGCTGGCCAGCCGGTGCAGCCGCTGCGCGTTACACCACGCTTCGAGGATGGCCGAGTCGATCTTCTTGAGGAGACCGGCGGGGGCGTGCTCGATGGCATAGTTCCAGATGTCGCGGAGATCGTCGTTGAAGTTGGCGGGCGCGTCTTTGAGGTCGCCGACGGGCTTGGGTTCACGGTTGTTGAGTGGCCGCTTGCCCGGGTTGCCCCGGATCAGCTTGAGATGAGTTGGCTTGGGTTTCGGTCCCGGCATCAGATCCTCGAATTGAGTTGGATAGAGGCGAAGAACTCGCGGCGAAGATCGCCCGACTCGCGAAACGCGCCGAGCATCGCCGACGTAACGAAGACGGCCTGCTTCTGGAGCGCGCCCCGGCAGGATAGGCATCCATGCGTTGCCTCGATCACGCACGCCGCGCCCTTCGCCGACACGTGCTCCAGGAGTGCGCTGGCGATCTCGTTGGTCATCCGCTCCTGGAGTTGCAGCCGCTGCGCGAAGCACTGCACGAGCCGGGGCAGTTTCGATAAGCCGACCACCTTGCCGTCGGGCAGATAGCCAACATGCGCGTGCCCGACGAACGGCATAAGGTGGTGCTCGCAGAGGGAGACGAACTCAACGTTCCTGATGAGCGCGAGATCGCGGCAGGACTCGGGGAATTGACAGGCCAGGATCTCGGCGGGATCGCGGTCATAGCCTTTTGTCATCTCCTGAAGCGCGCGGATCACGCGGCCCGGCGTGGCCCGCAGTACTTCGTCCGAGGTCGGGTACATGGCCAGCACGTTGCGGAGCGCGTTCTCGAACTCCTGCCGCACGCCGCCTATCTGATCTTCCACGCTTTGTGCTGCTGGACTGAAAGCCGCCATTGCGGGTTCTCCTTCACGAGTTGGATACACCAGCGCAACGTCTCCGGTAGCACGGTGCCGTCCGGTTCGAACGCTGGCGAGATGAGTTTGTATTCGGCCATGCATGACGGGCGCGGGATCGCTTGCCCCGCCGCTCGCACATACTTGACTTCGTCGGCGTCGACCTGACGGATCGCGTGCTCGGCCACCTTGGGCGAGACGGTGATCCAGTCGACCGGGGGCTTGATCGGGAGGCTGCCGTTCGTCTCAATGGCCACGTGGTACTTAGCATCGTGGAGCGCATGAACAAGCTCCGAGTCGACTTGCAGCGCTGGCTCACCGCCTGTGAGTACGACCGACTGGCAGGTGAAGGACGCATCGTTGATCTCGCTCATGAGTTCGGCGAGCGTGAGCGTGCGCCCCGACATGAACTCGGTATCGCAGTCGAAGCCGCCGGGCGACTTTGGCCCCGGCTCCACTTTGCATTCGAGGTTGCAGCCCGAGAAGCGCACGAAGACATTCGGCGTCCCGGCGCGGACGCCTTCGCCTTGCAGCGTGTAGAAGACTTCGTTAATTCTGTACGGCATCGGCGTAGCAGTTCTCGGTCTCGTGCAGACGCACTCGGACCACTCGGACATCCGACGACTTGAGCAGGTCGTTCGATACAGACAGCAGCAGATCGGCGAGGTTCTCGGCAGTCGGGTTCACGTCGAGCGTGGCCACGTGCCAGTCAGGATGGCCGTCGAAGACCTTCATGAGGTCGCGGTCGGCCTCATACACCAGGAACGCATGGTCCCAGTACTCATCGAGCCACGCGCCGACCGTCGCCTTGATAACCCCGAAGTCGATCACGCGCCCTATGCTGTCGAGCGCGGCCTCGGCGGTTATCTCGGCGACATAGTTGTGCCCGTGCGGATGCGCACACTTGCTCTCGTGGCCCAGTACGCGATGGCCAGCGCAGAACGTGAGCCGCCGGGTGCATGTCATGCGTGGAGCGCCTCCCTTGCGTGCGCGAGTTCGATGCAGTGATGGCACGTGCCGCATGGCTCGATGCTGTCGCGGTAGCAACTCCACAACGAGGCGAGATCGAACCCGGCATTGGTGAGTAGCTTGAGCACCTGGACCTTGTCCCATCCGGCGATGGGCATCTCGAAGCGCAAAGCGGTCATCCCGCTCTCGGTCGCGAAGAAGACCACCTTCTCGAGCATTCGGTAGAACTGGACGCACGAGTCACGGAACGAGTAGGGATCGCCGGGCCGCAAGATGTCGGTCTTGCTGCCGGTCACCACTTCGCACGCGCCGATGGACTGCGCCACGTTCGCCGCCGCGCTGGCGATCACGAGGTTCCGCAATGGCACGTACTCGGGTACCGGCACATCGGAGGTGAGCATGTCCAGGCGCAGGATGCGCACGCCGAGGAAGTGCGGATGGTCGGCATAGTGCTCGGCCACGATATCGACCGCGCGCTTCTCCTGGAGCCGATACGGCTGGCCGTAGTCGACGAAGATGCACGCCGCCCGACGATCACGGAGCGTCATCTCCAGAGCGGCCACGCTGTCGTACCCGCCACTGAGCATCACCACGGCAGTCGTCATCTCGACCACCGCCACTCGCTGCGGAACTGGTGGTAGTACTCCGTCTCGCCCGACCACAGAAACAGTTGATAGCCCTGCGGGCCGGAGTAGAGTTGCCAGCGGCGGGCGAGATCCTCGGGCACATCGCGCAGCGTGATGACCGGCCCGGTGCCGGGCGCGTGGGGAAGCCCTTGGACGATACGCCGCCGTTCGTCGATATCGGCCCGGAGCCGGGCGAGGGTGAAGCGGGAGAGCGTCTCGCGGAGATCGCCGAGCAATGCCATTGCGGGCGTGTGCGGCGACTCGTGACGGAGTGCCGACTCGTGATAGCGCGCGAGGTTGAGGTAGCTGTACGGGCCGGGTGGCCGGAACATGCGCCAGATGTCGTTCCGCACGCAGACCACGCTCATGCCCGGGTAGGCTCCGATCTGCTTGCCGGTGACCGTGGTGAAAGCGTGCAGCCGCTGATAGTCGGGCAGGTAGTAGGGGAACGCGCTCACCATGTCGGCCCATCGGAAGCCGCCCGTCGCTGGAGTCACTGCTGGTGCTTCCACGAGTCGCGCTTCTGCCGTCTCATATCCGACATAGGCGACGTGCGGCGAGGTGGCGCAGTAGCGTCCGTGCGCGATGGCGAGGCGTTGCAGCCGGGCGGCGAAGGTGTACTGCGCTTCGTGAACGCGCACCGACGTGATGAGCGACCAGAGCACCGCTTCGTTGGCCAGCGTCCCGCTCCCGGTGAGGAACAGCACGTCCCAGTTGGTGGGCACGGCGAAGAGATGCCGGAACATCATCTCGGTCGACGAGAGCAGGTCGTGGTAGCTGTCGCCCCGGTGATGGAACCGTTCGCCCGTGAGCAGACCTTTGCTGTTGGGGCCGAAGCTGGTGCGCGGCGGGGCGGCTCCAATTAGGCCGGGACGGGTTGCGAAGCAAACTGACTGAGTTCGTTCTTCCATTGCGCTTGAAGCCGACGTTGCAGGTTGATGTAGTAGAGCAGCCCGCCGTCGTTGCGGTCGCTCGCGTTGTTGCGGGTGTGGACCTGATAGCGGTACTCCCGATAGGTGCCGAACCGAGTCGGGTTCGTCCACGTCGAAGCGTCCACGCTCCAGAACGGGAACTTCATCTGGATCGCTGTGGAGGTCATGCCTAGCCCGTGGATCTTCGCGGGCCAGACGCGGTGGAAGCATTCGCTGGTGTAGCCCATGCGCCACGGCAGCGCGTGAGAGATCGTGTACCCGGCGATGCAGATCATCGGATAGTCCTTGGCCATGCCGGTCAGCACGTCCCACGGCTCTCCGTAGTGGAACACCGGGATCGCTTCGATGCCCGCTTTCCACATGAGCTTTGTATTGCGCAACGACGCGCGCCAGTCGCCGATCACGTCGAGCGAGATGATGTCGACGAGCCGCCGGTCGGCCAGCCGCCGCTTGCACTCGGCGATGTAGTCGAGAATGTTGATGGTGTGCCCGACGGTGAACGCCGAGTATGCGCCTGAGTCGAGCATCCAGGAGCGGAACGGCGCGCGCCAGAAGCTGCAACCGTTCGTCTTGCCGATGCACGCATACGACACGAGCGGGTTGAGTTCGGGTAGCCAGTCGGGATGTCGGACGAGTACCTCCTCGAACGCATCCGAGTTGACGATCACGGGCCGGATCAATGTCATTCGGGGAACACTGCCGAGGCGATGAGTTCGAGCGCGCGCCCTTCACTCATGCGCGGCTGCTTGTCTTCCTGTCGTTGCCGGTCGATGGCGCGGGCGATCACTTCGTACTGCTCGCGGGTGACCTTGATCGTGTGGCCGTCGGTCGAACCGTGGGGCAGCTCGGCGGCAGCTTCGTCCGAGTCGGGTTTGTTCCACTCCGCATCGAGCAACGGGGCCAACTCGAACTCTTCGAAGCCCGCCAGCGACACATCACCGCCCAATTCTCGGATGTCGACGAGTTCAGCCGACACGAGTTCCCAGTTCCAGCCGCCGCGCTCGGTGAGTTTATTGTCGGCGAGGATGTACGCCTTCTTCTTGGCGTCATCCCAACCGCGTGCAACGAGCACGGGAGCGTCCTCGTAGCCGAGGGCCAGCGCTACTTCAACCCGCGCGTGGCCAGCAATGATGCCGTTGTCTTCATCGATCAGCACGGGGATCGTCCATCCGTAGTGGCCCATCGACCGTTGGAGGTCGGCAAGCTGCGCTGGCGGGTGGATGCGCGCGTTCCGTTCGTAGGGTTTGAGGTCGGCGAGGCGTCGACGTTCGACCGGGTCGAATGCTGGCCCCGTTGCGTTCGTGCGCTCCACGATGGCGGTTGACCCAACACCCACGGGTTCTCGTTTGCGCGCCATCTATCGAACCCTCCCCAGATGGCTCTGTACGTGGTCGTTCGTCACGGACGACGCGATGGCCCGGCGAACGTCCACGGGAGCGTCAGGAGCCAATTGTGGCGGTTTCGTGGCCATCCAGACGCAATAGCCCCCCCATAGCCCAACCTGCGCACGCAAAAAAAACTCGGGGGGAGGCATGACGGCAAGAG